CATAATTTACAATGAACTCAGTAATCTCCTCAAAGATTACTTTTTCACTTCTTTGCTCAAAATATGTTGGTTCTATGAATGGAATTACTTTACGAGAATATTCTTCGTTGCATAATAAATTTCTGAGAATTGTTGTTTCAATCCGTTCCATAAGAGAATTCTTTATTCGCGGCAGCATCAAGTTGCTGCATTACTTCTTCCGTAAAATATAATTCAGGATCTTTTAGAATTGCCTTGGCATAAACTTTTTTAGTCTCACCATTAACGGTCATCTCATAACGACCGGCAACGTTCTTCCACATTCCTGCAAGTTCACCTAACTCAAGTAAACCATAATACCGATCAAGACCACGACGATCATAAAATAAACGAACAGTTACGTCCTTGTTTTCCTTACTCAAACGTGACTTGATAGTTTTTGCCTTAATAAGGTTTCCAACAACTGATGTTCCCTCTTTTTCTTTTGACTTCGAAAGAAAAATGACTGAGGAAGATGCGTAAAATAATCCCGATCCTCCACCCATTTTCTTTGCTTCATATAAAGACATTGAGTCGTAAACATGATTAGTTACAATGAAAGGTATCTTTGCTTGTCCCATTTTAAGAGTCAACATTCTAAAAGCACCTTTGATTAATTGTGCCTTTGTCATATCTCTAGTATTTTTTTCTGCCAGAGTATCTTCAATCTCCTTATTAGTTGAAAGATTACCTAAAGAGTCTAACACAAACATACAAGGTTTACGTTCTTCTTCAGGTTTTTTCTGATACATATCAACTGCCCTGAGTGCCTTACTACGGAACTCTTCGATAGTCACTACATTAACAACGACAAGACGATTAAGGTCGATTTCACGACTCTCTAAGAGTGACTTAGTGATAGCTGCCTCAGTATCAAAATAAAGGCAATATGCATCGGGATTAGTATCCAAGAAGTTCTTGACCACTGCGAGTGAGAAAAAAGTCTTTCCAGTAGAACTTTCCCCAGCAATTGCAGTGATTTTATTCCCAGAAACACCACCATGGATAGACCCAGATACAAGAGCATTAAAGATGAACGAACCAGTGTCAACGTATGTTTCAGTTTCGTCAATGTCTCTTGCGAGTTTGGTAAAGTCATCTCCGATTTCCTTTACAATATCTTTTAAAAAATCCATATGAATCAATAATAGAGTATAAGTTTAGCATTAAACGAAGAATGAATCAAGTGTTATTTTCTTCTCAGCATCCCATCCTATTATGTCTAGAATACTAGTTACAGGTTTCAAAAATGCTTTTTCGAACTGCATGTCGTAGTCAGCTTTAACTCCAAGTTCTTTAGGAAAATCTTGAATAAAAGCAATAACTTCTTCTCCAAATATATTGGGAGTTTTTAAATAAGTATATTTTATTTTCTCCCCATTCTGAATAAGTGAATATTTATGTGTTAGTTTTTTTTCTTTGATATAATGATTGAATAAAAGACATCCTTTAGTATGACATGGTGTTCCTTTAATGTAAATATTTGAGTAAGATTTATACTTATTTACATCACTCACACCACGAGGGAAAGAAATATATTCTACAGGTAAAGTATTAAATTTTTGCCTACACTCCTCAATGTATTTAATAATTTCATCATTAGTTCCGGTCAAAATAATCCTAACTGCATCTTTAATCATCTCACGACATGGAGCAGGAGTAGAAGATTTAATTGCCTCAAGACCCATAATCTTTAGTTTTGGTTCAGAATATTGAACACCTTCACTATTCCATACATTAAGTGCATATTTTTTCTTTGCTGTCCATACTCCACGTTCAGCAATATTCTCACGTTTCATAACCATCATCTGACTATATGCATTCACATAATCAGAAAGTTCTTGGTAAGATTTATCAATAAATATCTCAAAATCTGATTGGCAAATTTTATCAAGCATAGAGACAATCCTTAGAGGATCTTTATCTTTACCTTCGAATAATTTATCAACAAGAGGACCAAGATTGAGATAGATAGAGTCAGTGTCCATGGCAATAACATAATCAACATCACTTGATTTAAGAATGTTATTTAATCGACCATTCAGTTTATTCTCAATCCAACGGATAGAGACTTCACCAGAAAGCGTAATCGCTTCCGCATTGTCCAATTTGTAGTAACGGAAATATTGATTACCAATAGCACCATATGCAGAGTTGAGTTGAATCTTGCGAGCCATCTGAATATTATTACATCTGGCAATCTCTTTTTCAAGTGCTTTAGTTGGAGTCTTTTCATAATCTTGCTTTGCCTTAAGCATCTTCTTTTTATAGACAGTACGATCTTTATAAATCTTATCCATCAGTTCTGGTAAGAATCCACGGAAGTCTTTACGATACATAGCACCATTAGCACATACAGCATAGTCCTTATACATCTCGAAATTCAACTCTTTATTGATAATCTTATCCTTAGTAACACTTGGATGCTTTTTTTCCATGAGTGTTTCTGGAGAAATATTATACTGCATAATCAAATGTGGATATAGTGAATTAAGGTCAAAAGACACAATCCAATCATAAGTACCTGGAGTAGGTGGTTTTACAAAAGCACCCTCATACTTTCCATCTTTTTTATTTGCTTTCTTTGGTGGAACTACAATGTTTTTATTTTTCAAGTAATTGTAGATAATAGTATCCCACATCGTAACTTGAGTGAATACATCATTATAGTTTACTTTGGCATCATATGCCATGGTAATTGCAAGTTCAATCAGTTTCATCTTGTCTTCCATACGGTCAACAAGTTGCACGTCAATGATATTATATTCTACAAACTTTTGCCACCCTTTAGTATAGAAATCTTTGAATGTTTCAAACTCAGAGTGATCAAGTTTTTTCTGTCCTAGTTCTACATCAGCAATGTAATCTAATCGATAAGACTCTTGTTTTTTGTAGGTGAACTTTTGATACAAAGTCAAATAGTCAAGTTGAGTAACACCACCAACATCATAGTGTATTGTTTCACGATGATTTCTGATGGTCATTTTCTCAGTTACTAAACCCCAAGGAGAAAGACGTTTCATCAACTTCTCACCAAGAATACGGTCAATACGACGAACCAAATAAGGCATGTCATAAAACTCACTATTCCATCCAGTAATAACTTCGGGACAATTTTCTTCAATCATCCACCAATTAATAAAATCATTCAAAAGTTCTTTTTCAGTTTCAAACTGTTTGTAGATGAGATTATTCTGAGTATGTTTAAATGGACCCTTACCCCAAGTACGAATTTGCTTTGTAGTGTAATCCTGAATAGTAATCAAGAGGACTTCCTCAGCAGCAGACTCTACATCAGGAAATCCATTTTCAGATGAAACCTCAATATCGATTGTTGATATTTTAATTTTGTTTGTATCAAATAAAATTTCATCACCAGGATACATTTCTGAAATATACTGATAGATAAATCTTTCATTACCATAAATCTTAAATCCTTCTACTCCTTCATATTTCTTGATAAACTCTCTACTATCACGAATACCACCGGGTTGAATAGGTTCTACATAATCACCTTCTAATGTTTTGTATTCTGTTTTTTTATTTGATTTTGAAGGAACGAAAAGAGTTGGATAAAACTTTTCTCTTGTGGCAAAATGCCGTCCATTCTCATAACCACGTACAAGAACATTATCTCCAACTACTTGTACATTTGTGTAGAACCGCATCAGTTAATCTTTTCTAAGTAATTTTTAAGCAAGTCTGGTTTAGGATCTGTCATTGTAATGATTTTATCAGAACCAATCTTAAGTTTATTTTCTATTGTATAATCATCCAACCATGGAGTCAATTTTCCGTTGGAATCTGATACAAAAGGTTTTGTAAGAACATAATCCGGATCACCAATTTCCACAGCAACAGTTCTATCAATTCGAGAAACTAATATAGTCCCATCGATTAATACAATCAAATTTACATCATCCATTAATCATTTCCTCGTATAGTTTTTCGATTTCTTTTACTGGAGTTACAATAGTAACTATCCAGTCAGGTCTTACATCCATCTCTGTATCTGCTGTAAGACATATCCACGGTGTAAAATTAACTCCTACATTTCTATCTTCTGATGGAGTTTGTCCTTCTTCCAAAAGAAGAACCTCTTCATTAGATGCTAAATCTACAATGTAAGGTTTCTTGAACACATATACATAATTATTTTTATCAGAAATCAGTTCTTTAATTTTAATATCGGCAATTACTGATTCACCTGATTTCAATAATGCAATCCTAATCGACATTTTTAATTTACCTCTCTGAATATTATAGCATAAAAAGGAGGGGTTTTACCCCCCCCACCTTTTTTATTCGGTTTTCTTTACTTTCTTCAATCTAAAGACATAAATGTGTTTTCCTGGAGTATTGATGTATTTTGCACGACCATCTTCAAGTGCATCTTTTACTCTCTGAGCAAATGGTTTTAGTTTTCTAACTACATTCTCAAATTTCGCAGAAAGAATAGATTCATTTTTTAATACGTTATATGTACGAATACATTTATCATGATAAAGTTTACCTTCAAAATCAATCACTCTTCCTTTGGATGTTAATCCATGATATTCAAAATTGGTTGCTTTATAGATAATTCCAGTATGATTGTAGTGTGCATCTGCATAAGAGACAACAACTTTATATTCAGAGTTTTTCTTCAACCAACGTAATGTTTTTCCAATAAAATAACTTTCAGTACACTTTGGAGTATTATCAATACAACACAGTCTTCTAAGTTCAACTACGTCATTTTCAGAATCACCATATTTCTTCCAAGTATTTGCCATGCCTAATGGGCCATAAATCATTGCACCAATCAGATCTCCATTGTAAAAGAGACCAAAGACATGTGATATACGCAATCCATTTACATTAGAAGAGTAGTGCCACCTTTCAATAAAATCTCTAACCTGCTGAATGGTTGTTGGTCTGACTTCAAAGTCTGTTACCTTAGCATTACGACAATCAATCTCTTCATACAGTAGGTTTGTTAAAGGATTGAAATTTTTCATCGAATTTATTAGTAAGGTCTTCTTTGATTATCAGTTTAACAACATTGACATGAGAAAGAAAGTTCTCCCACTGGTTTTCAATACCAAAAAACTTAAAGATTGCGATACCATGAAGGTGTCGGACACCATCCTTCATATAATCATTCTTTGGACGATCTTCCCAGTATGCATAGATAGGAGTTTTACCTTTCTCTTCTGCACACTCTTTCAATTTAAGAAGATTTGATTTACGAGATGAAGCATTATCAGTCTGGGGATTCTTTTTCTGTTCTGCAACAACCTTTGAGTTTTCCCAGTCAATTTTAAATCCAACACCTAAGTGCTTTGCTTCTGGATCAGTATCCCACTCAGAGATAGATTCTTCAACATAATTACCCATCGCTTGATCTATCAAACGAGTTAGACATGCTCCACGATTCTCTTGATATGTGAACATGGGATTGTACTCATAAGTAACTTTAAAATTTTCTAGACGAGTCTGCAGAGATTCTAAGGCAGTCATTGGGTAGGTTTTGTATGCACCCATTATAAACAAAAAGAAAGGGGGAGTCAACCCCCCCCCCTATGTTATTCGGTATTTAGAACCATACTTTTTTCTGATGATGATCAGGAACAATTCTACCCATAACAATACTTAATAACCCATCCTCAAATTCAACTGATCTAACTTCCGTGTCCTCTGCCAGTGTCCAAGATCTGGTGAAAGATCGTTGAGCCATTCCTCTGTGGACATACTCTGTATCTGTTTCGGTGTCCTCTTTTTGTCCTTCGACAAAAAGTTTTCCGTCTTGTGTGTAGACATTTACTTCTGCTTTTCTAAATCCTGCAAGTGCAATTTCTAGTCTTGATTCTACTTTACTGACCGTGACTAGATTAAATGGTGGATAATTCTTCGTTGTTTCGTGGAGATTAAACAACCTATCAAAGTATTCATCCATTCCGATGCTATTCTTATTTATGCTATCTACAAGCTGATCCAAATTGGCAGCATTAAACTTGATCATTGTACTTCTCCTTTTAAAGCGAGATTTGATTGTGTAGACCCCGAAGGCATCCACCATTATTTATATTATAACATAAAAAACGAGGTAGTGAACCCCGTAGATTTTTATTCGG